GCCAACTGTTCACTGCCATAATGGGGTCGTATGAAACGCTCTCGGAGCGCATTCATAATAACAGACCCTGGTTCATGACAATGACCCAACATAACACTGTGATAAAATTTTGAAATCAAAGTGTCCATGGGGGTTTCGCTAAATTCTTTAGCACTCATACCGAACATCACTGGTGTAAACTCTTGCAACACTCGTCCCAACCCGCGCAAAATAGCGCCGTAATTGAGACACATAACATATGAACCTTCAGTTGTTAAGAATGGTGATCTTTTAAGAAACTGAAGTCCTTCTATATAGTCAAACTGATCAATGGTTACCTCATGACCAATTAAACTAAACCCTTCGATTATCGATGCTCTCATGGGGGTGCCCAATGCAAGACAGTGGGAAATGCCTAAATGGCCTCCAAAGTCTGCAACATTATTAACTAAAGTTGTCCAAACATGGCCACTGGACTCAAAAACCGTGAGAGGTGTAAATGATACCTTCTCACGCTCTCCAAATACCGAGCGACTAGGATTCTCCCATGTAAGTGGGAGAGACAACATCTTTAATAATGCCAGGGCTGTCTCAGGAAACATTTCCTTATGGAGACAATAACAAAAAGCAAAGGGACCGATATCGTTAGAAGAATCATTGGATGACACATCTACGTTAAAAATTACAAACGAACCATCATCATTAATAGATAGCAAAACTGAATCGTCACTAAATATGACAGATTCATAAAGCGAAACACCAGACATTAACCGATGTAACACGTTTTGCAAACACACCGACAAAAATCCAATATCTGTCGACTCCACTATAGTGATGATGTGCTTAGGGCACAAAAGGGGATCTAGATCTGTAGCCAAATATTGCTTAGCAATTAATTTTTTACAATAATCTGGTCCAACCATTTCCATAATGGCGGACGATCCAAAACTGCCGAACAATCGGGCAGCTTTCCCAGGTTTTGCCTGTTCATTCTTCAACTTCAACGTTGCGCCATGCAACAATGCTCGTATACTATGACCTTGACCTATATCCTCTAGGTCGTGCAAGTGTTTCTCACGCTCTACCCTCTTAGGGTGAGGTAATCCGACAGATATGTGCATTCTTGTGTTCCAATCAAGTGCCTGGTAATTTATATGCATCAACGAACCATACAACCATTGTGTAGTTTGTGAGCTCTTCCAGAACAATCTTTCGTACCACGCGAGTCGGGATACCTGCAACCATTTGGTTAAAGCAGGCGCGAGGGGGGATCTATCTAAGTAATAACCTCTGCCACCACTCTCAAGTGGCAATGTGTCTCTAAATACTTTAGTATACTCAATCTTCTTCGTAACTAAACACCCACATTGATTAAACCGGTATGGATTACGCATTGAAGGATGTAAATCAGTGTATTTTTCGTACCACTCTAATTTACAACCGATAGCGTCCAAGGCTTCAGGGCATGTTTGTAATACACCCATGAAAGCCGAGGTTTGCATCCCTCGGTATTTGAATTCTAAGGTTTCACTACCCCTGCACTTCAATAAGCGTTTTAAAGCCGAAAGAAAGTTATTGGGGTTATTCTCATACTGAGAAAAGGATAAACCATTAGTACCAAAAAATCC